GCGTGGGTAAACTTCCTAAAACCATTTATGAAACTAACAAGAAAAGAAAAACGAAACACAAAAAAATGAAAAACATGAAAGAACACGACAGCATCAAGATGGAATTTTTGTTGACCCTGAACGACAACATTGTTGTTCAAAGATTCTTCAACGTTAAAGGGTTTAACCCCGATGCAAAGAACTCCACAGAGTTTTATTATTTCATCAAATCATTGTCCGAAGAACTACAGTATTACCTAAAAATGAAGACGGTAATTTATATGATGGACAATATGGAGGCGATTATTCACGACCCAAAGATTATGGAGACATCCTTCACAGAAGGCCCTGAAAACTTTTATCTATCGGTGAAAGTTGGAGACCAGACAATTTGTCAGAGAATTTTCGATGGAAAAAAGTTTCCACCAAAAGTTCGTTACACGGTTGACGTAAGACCATATTTGAAGGATGTTCTTAAAGAACTGACTGACATTTTTTCAAATTCCGAATTATCTTACGAATATTGCGGAATTGATTTGAGAGATTGATATTTAAAATAAGAGGGGATATTTTCTTTGGCTATGAACAAAAACTTTGACTACTTAGGTAACACGTTTCAAATACAACTTATCAACCAACTAATAGAGGATAAAGATTTTGCATCCTCAATTGTCGACGTTCTTGAGCCATCGTATTTTGATAACAAATACTTCAAAATTATCATTCAGATGATTAAAGAATATCATCTGAAATATGAGGCTTCTCCCAATTTTGAAACAATCGAACAAATTGTTAGGGCTGAAGTAACGCAAGAATTAGTTGTCAAAATTGTATTAGATACTTTAAAACAAATCAAAGACGCACCCGTTGAAGGAGCTCAATTCGTTCAAGAGAAAGCTTTGAAATTCTGTAAACAACAGGAATTAAAAAAGGCTATGGATAGAGCCCAAAAAATAATTACTGAAGGAGACTTTGAATCTTACGATAAAGTTGAAGGGTTAGTTCGGGAGGCTTTACAAGTTGGAGAAATTGAAAAAAATGTCTCTGATATATTTTCAGGATTAGATACCGTTTTGGAGGATGATTACAGGCACCCTATACCAATGGGTATTACTGGAATTGATAGGTTATTGAAAGGTGGATTGGCTAAAGGTGAAATCGGAGTCATTCTTGCACCAACAGGTGTTGGTAAAACAACAATACTCACTAAAATAGCAAACACAGCATTCAATCATGGATATAACGTTCTTCAAATATTTTTTGAGGATAATCCTAAAATAATACAGAGAAAACATTTTACAATATGGACTGGTGTCGAACCTGATAATTTAGCGGCTAATAGAGAGAAAGTTATGGAGAAAATATCAGAGATTCAAGACACTATGAAGAACAAATTGATTCTCAAAAAGTTGGCATCAGATACAGTAACCATGGGTCAAATCAAGAACCAAGTTAGGAAAATGATTGCTGAGGGTAACAAGATAGATTTAATACTTTTGGATTATATTGATTGTGTTCTTCCTGAACAGAGTGCAAAAGACGAATGGAAAGCTGAGGGTTCTATTATGAGAGCATTCGAAGCCATGTGTCACGAATTGAACCTTGTCGGTTGGACAGCTACCCAAGGTAATAGAAGTTCAATTTCGTCTGAAGTTGTTACGACAGACCAAATGGGAGGTTCAATCAAAAAAGCACAAGTGGGTCACGTAATCATCACTGTCGCTAAAACCCTACAGCAGAAAGAGATGAATCTTGCGACAATTGCCATCACAAAATCTCGTCTTGGTAAAGACGGGGTTGTTTTTGAGAATTGTAAATTCAATAATGAATTACTCGAAATTGATACTGAATCGTCAATCACATTCTTAGGATTTGAAGAACAACAAGAAGAAAGAAAAAAAGACAGAGTCAAAGAATTATTGGAGAAAAGAAAACAACGTGAACAACAAAAAAGTACCTAATTAAATATCTACTTTTTTCAAAAAAAACTTATTTTTTTTTAATTAAATTTGTGGTCGGTTTACAGCCGACCATATATTTAATAAGAAAATCACCGATTTTTTAAATAAAATCATTTTACAAAAAAATTTTAAAAATGGACATTTCAAACAGAATTTTATCAGACATCACGGTGTACATGAAGTATGCTAAGTACATCCCTGAGCTGAAGAGAAGAGAGACATGGCAAGAGCTTGTAACAAGAAACATGGAGATGCATATCAAAAAGTATCCCAAATTAGAAAAAGAAATCCGCGAGAACTACATGTATGTTTACAGAAAACAGGTTCTACCATCAATGAGGTCAATGCAATTCGCAGGTAAACCTATCGAAATTTCACCAAACAGAATCTACAATTGTGCGTATGCTCCTGTAGACGATTGGAGAGTATTCTCTGAAATTATGTTCTTATTACTCGGAGGTACAGGTGTGGGGTACTCTGTTCAAAAACATCATGTTGATGTGCTTCCTGAAATAAGAAAACCAAATAAAGATAGGGGAAGAAGATGGTTAGTGGCTGACTCAATAGAAGGATGGGCCGATGCGGTCAAGGTGTTAGTAAAATCATATTTCTATGGGGGTTCTTACATCCAATTCGACTTCAGCGACATCAGACCAAAGGGGGCTCGATTAGTTACCTCAGGTGGAAAAGCACCTGGACCTCAACCACTTAAAGAGTGTCTTATCAAACTTGATGGTATTCTTGATTCAAAAAATGACGGAGATAGACTTAGACCGATTGAAGTTCACGACATGGTATGTCATATTGCTGATGCAGTTTTAGCGGGTGGTATCAGAAGGGCGGCTTTGATTTCTTTGTTCTCTGCAACAGATGAAGAAATGATTGGTTGTAAAACCGGTTCATGGTGGGAGCATAATCCTCAAAGAGGTAGAGCTAATAACTCGGCCGTATTACTTCGTCACAAGGTTACAAAAGAGTATTTTATGGACCTTTGGAAAAAAATTGAACTTAGTAAGGCGGGTGAACCAGGAATTTATTTGAGTAATGATAAAGATTGGGGAACCAATCCATGTTGTGAAATTGCTCTCAGACCATTCCAATTCTGTAATTTAACGGAGGTGAATGTATCAAATGTTGTATCACAAGAGGATTACGAGGACAGAGTAAAAGCTGCTTCGTTCATTGGAACACTCCAAGCAGGATATACTGACTTCCATTATTTGAGACCTATTTGGCAAAGAACGACTGAAAAAGACGCCCTCGTTGGTATTTCTATGACAGGTATTGGTTCAGGTGCGGTTTTAGGTTTGAATATGAAAGCAGCCGCAAAAGTTGTAAAAGAAGAAAACAAAAGAGTTGCTGACATCATTGGTATCAATCCTGCTGCAAGAACAACAACAGTTAAACCAGCGGGTACAACCTCTCTAACACTCGGTACGTCATCAGGTATCCACGCATGGCACAATGATTATTATGTACGAAGAGTAAGAGTCGGTAAAAACGAATCAATCTATTCTTATTTGAAAGACAATCATTCAGAATTAGTTGAAGATGAATACTTTAGACCTCACGACACAGCTGTTATTGGTATACCACAGAAAGCACCAGAAGGGTCAATTTTGAGAAACGAATCACCAATTCAACTGCTCGAAAGAGTTAAAAGAGTTCAACAAGAATGGATTAAACCAGGACACAGAAGTGGTTCAAACGCACATAATGTATCGGCAACAGTATCAATCAGAGAACATGAATGGCCCGCAGTTGGCGAATGGATGTGGGAAAATAAAGAATATTATAATGGTTTATCGGTTTTACCATATGACGGAGGAACTTACATTCAAGCACCATTTGAAGATTGTTCAAAAGAAAAATACGAAGAGTTGATGAAAACACTACATGATGTTGATTTATCCAAAATTGTAGAAATAGATGATAATACAGACTTATCTGGTGAGGCGGCATGTGCTGGTGGGGCTTGTGAGGTAAAATTTGTATGATGAAAAAACATTCAGAAAATAAAAGGGAGAAGCTAAAACTTCTCCCTTCTGATTTTTATGTGGAAAATGGTATGAAAGTTATGAAAGAAGAGTACCATATCAGAAGAGGATATTGTTGTGGTTCGGGATGTAGGTACTGTCCGTATTTTCCAAAAGGACAAAAAGGTAATACTTTAGTAAAAAAATAATCAAAGTATATTTATGGGATATGGCAGACGGAACAACCTATGGTATAAAATTCCCATTCAATGATTCTTTTAGAGGAGACTTTCTTGAATTAACTGAATATACGTCTCAACAGATAAGGGCAGATTTAATTCATCTTATTTTGACAAGGAAGGGGTCGCGTTACTATTTACCTGAATTTGGAACAAGAATATATGAATTTGTTTTTGAGCCTTTGGATGGTTTGACATTTCAAGCTATTGAGTCAGATATTAGAGATGCAATACAAAGATTTATGCCTAATTTATTGGTAAATCAGATTACGATTGAACCAGCGGATGAATCTATGGAAGTAAATAGGGAAATGGGACAAATTACTGCAGATGAAACTGCCAGACTTTATGATGTTTATAGATTACCAGGAAAAGGTACTTCAGAATATACTGCAAAAATAAAAATAGATTATTCGACAAATGCTCAAACATTTGCCGAAAGTGATTTTATAATTATCAATATTTAAAAATAATGGCTAACCGTCAAATATCATATACGTCAAGGGACTTTGCGTCAATTAGGGTTGAACTCCAAAACTATGTAAGAACTTATTACCCTGAACTGATTCAAGATTTCAACGACGCATCAGTATTTTCTGTTTTTTTGGACTTGAATGCTGCGGTAGCAGATAACTTACATTATCATATTGATAGGAGTATTCAAGAGACTGTTTTACAATATGCTCAACAAAAAACTTCAATATACAATATAGCTAGAACCTACGGTTTGAAAATTCCAGGTATGAGACCTTCAGTCTCATTGGTTGATTTTTCGATAACAGTTCCAGCATTTGGAGACAAAGAAGATGAAAGATACTTAGGCACATTGGTAAGAGGGTCACAAATCATAGGTTCGGGATTAGTCTTTGAGAATGTAGAGGACATAGATTTTTCATCACCTTATAATTCTCAAGGTTTCCCTAATAGAGTCAAAATACCAAATTTCAATACGAATGGAATTCTCATAAACTATACTATTACTAAAAGAGAAATAGTTGTAAACGGTATTACCAAAGTATTCAAAAGGGTAATTACACCAAGTGATGTTAAGCCATTCTTTGAATTGTTTTTACCTGAAAAAAATGTTTTAGGTATAACAAGCGTGCTTCTTAAAGATGGAACACAATACACTAACATTCCAACAACAGCCGAATTTCTTGGCGCAGCTAATAGATGGTACGAGGTTGATGCTCTTGCTGAAGATAGAGTGTTTGTAGAGGACCCAACCAAAGTCTCAGACCAACCAGGAATAAAAGTTGGAAGATATATACAAACTCAAAATAGATTTATGAGTGAGTATACTTCTGAAGGTTTTAAGAAGTTGACATTTGGTGGTGGTACTAATACGGCACAAGATGCACTGGACCAATTTACTACATTAGGCACCACGTTGAATATTCAAAAATATTCAAACAATATATCCTTAGGTGCCGCATTGAAGCCTAATTCAACATTGTTCATTCAATACAGAGTTGGCGGTGGGTTGAATACCAATCTTGGTACAAATGTAATCAACCAAGTGGGCACTGTTTCATTTTTTGTAAACGGTCCGTCTGAAACAATCAATACTGCTGTAGTAAACTCTCTGAGATGTACAAACGTAACAGCGGCTATTGGAGGAGCTAACATGCCTAATGTGGATGAAATCCGTAATTATGTGTCATTCAATTTCTCAGCTCAGAAAAGAGCTGTGACCGTTCAGGATTATGAATCGATAATCAGAAATATGCCTTCCCAATTCGGAGCACCAGCAAAGGTTTCAATTACAGAAAACGATAATAAAATACTCATTCAAATTTTGTCTTATGACACTCAGGGAAAACTAACAAACATAGTTTCGAACACCCTGAAACAAAACATCGCAAATTATTTATCAAACTATAGGATGATGAATGATTACATATCAATTTTCAGTGCTGAGGTAATTGATTTGAGTGTAGATATATCAATTGTTTTAGACTCAGCACAGAATTCAGGACAGGTAATATCTTCGGTTATTGATAAAGTTTCTACATACTTCAATCCTCAGATAAGACAACTCGGTCAAAATGTATATTTGTCGGAATTGAGAAGTCAAATACAAAATACTAATGGTGTTTTGACTGTTG